TAAATAAAATGACTAATAATTTTTTCATACTTTCTTTTTTATATAATTATTTTAATGGTACATAATATTTGTTTTTTTTTAAAATCATTTTACATGTAAATGTTTAAACACAAAGTTTAAATTATCATACTAATTATTACAATGTATTTTTTATTAAAATAAAAAAGGAGACAATTTCTTGTCTCCTTTCTCTTATTCTGTTTTTAATTGATTATCTCAATTCTCTCAAGTCAAATGTTCTAACTCCGTCAACAGTGATACGTCCGTAGAAACGGTTGTTAACCATTTTCTTAGCGTATCTTGTCATAATACCTTTGATAGGTGTGAAGTTGAACGGATTGTACATTGTAGGTGTTAATTGTAGAGGTACGTACGGTGCGTAAACGTATCCTGTGTCTAACAATGAAGAACCTTTGTGACCCAACAAGATTGTGTTTGGTGGGAAGTAAGGATCTCTATACACTTGGTAACGTCCTGCTAATGTACCAACTCTTTCAATACCCATGTTGTACTGATCTTGCTCAGGAGATGCGTTAGATACGTGGAAGTATTCTAAATCATCAAAGATTGCAGAAACCTCAGAAGAAACTACGATCCAGTTAGCACCACCTCTAAGTGTAGACTTGTGGATTTGTGCTGAAATTTGGTTAATCGCAGTAATCAAAGTTTGGTTCCAATCTTTTTGAGTGTACTGAGTTAATGGGTTAGCGGTAGTACCTCTCTTCCATCCGTTGTAATCCCAACGTAATGTCCAAGCCGCTCCTTTACGTAAGTCACGTAAAATTTCACGATCGATTTCTGCTGCTACTTGCTCAGATAATAAAGCCGTTAATTCAGCTTCAGCATCGATGTTGTGGAATGCAGAAACGTCTTGTGCTAATTCAGGAGACCATTGTGCTCTTAGTTTTCTTTCTGTTACAGAAACAGTTACTGATTGTAAGTCAAAAGAAACCTCACCAATTTTGTCTTCGAATTCCAATTCTTGGTAAATTCTATAAGTACAAGTGAATGCTTGGAAATTATTAGTTCCCGCTGCTGGTGCCGCCTGTGTAGTGAAACCACTATATCCGTCAATTGAATTTGCTCCAATAGCACATGGTACTTGAGTGTCTATTTCTAAGTAAATAACGCCGTTAGCATCACAAATATTATCATAAGAACCACCGTTACCTCCATTATTTGACGCTGCATTTCCGAATGTTGTTTGTTGTGTGGAACCGTATTGAACAATACCTTTACCATATTGTTGAGTAACAACTCTAAATAATAATGCTCCAGTTCCTAAAGTAGAACCTGCAGATGTTCCTGAGAATCCGTTATTGTAACCAGGTGTTGCAGTAGTGTTTACTTTAACTTCTAATCCCGCAAGGAAAGTTTCAGTATCCTCTTCATTACCATCAGGACCGATAAGTTTACCAGCACCTGAATAATTAAATCCAGACAATGCGATAATTACTTTTCTGTATTCAGTAGATGCTGCGTAGTTAGTTTGTTGTAGACTACCAGCCGACCAAGTCATTGTAGATGCAGACACTGTTCTAGCAGAAAACGCACCTTTTGAATAGTCAAATAAACCTGCCGGATCTAAACCTGGTTCAGAACCTTCGTAGAATCTGTCATAAAGGTTTTTATCGTTTGCCCCGTATCCTGAACCTGCAGTTGTTGATGAACCATTAGCACCGATTGGTTGTAAGTGAGTACCACCCGCTGTTGGATCTTGTCCTAAATCATACCCTTGAATTTTAGGGATGAAGTAAAACAATTTACCAATAGGTAAGTTCATTGCTTGTACTGATACTAAATCATTAGCCAATAATTTAGAGAATACACGTCTAACGATAGGGAAAACTACAGTTTCAAATGAACCTGAACTATCAGTTGCAGCCGCTTCGTTGATTAAGTGAGACGCTTGGTTTTCATATAATTGTGCCATGTTCTCTTTAACGTGTCCTCTTAGACCGTCTAGGAATCCTAATCTATCCCATTTGTTAATTGTATCTTCTTTGATAACTTTAAGGTGTTTCAAACCGATGTTACCAACAAGACCTGATTCTAATAATGCTCCCATTTTTTTATTTTTAATTTGAGTTTATTTTTATTTTTTATTTTATTTTATCCATCAAATCCTTCATTCTCATGAATTGAGGATTTTCGTAAGTTTTTGTTTCAATTAAATTAGTAGCCGCTCCGCTTTGAGGTGTTTTTGTAACAAATGTTTGTACAGATTCTGTAACAACAGAGTTTCCACCCTTACCGTCAAGTTCTTTTTTAATTGATTGATAAAGATTTTTAGATTCTTTCATAGATTCAACATTGTCAAATCTTCTTAGAATATTAATCTTTTCTTGTTTTGTTGTTGAGTGTTCTGTGAACAATCTAGTAGAATAAGCCAAATTTGAATTAAATACTGCAACTTCATTTAATTTATTTCTAAAGAAATCAAGTGCCTTTTTGTACTCTTCATTCTTTTCTCTTAATAAATTAACTTCTTTTATAACAGATTCATTTCTTAATTGACTTGGTGCCGCAACTCTACCTCTTTGTGCTCTTCTACCATAAGTAATCGTTCTTGATCCTTCAGTAGTTTCACCTGTAGTGGTTGCCGCATAACTACCACCTTGCTCTTTCATTTCATCATCCCAACCTTCACCTAATTCATCGTCTTCGTCAGATGTTTCAGCAACACCTCTTTTAAGTGTTTTAGGGTATGAAAATTTTACTTTACCTATTTTACCTTTAGGTTTAAAAGATTCTTTCATTTTTTTAGGTGAAGAAGGAATAAATACTCCGTCAGTGTCTTCATCTAAATCCCAATCCTCGTCTAATTCATCATCTTCGTCAGATGTTTCAGCAACGCCTCTTTTAAGTGTTTTAGGGTATTTGAATTTATTTTTACCTTTGTTACCAATAACTGGTTTAAATGCTTCTTCTAAATCATCAAACTCAAGTTCATAAATAGTGTCATCCATTTCATCTAATGGATCTACATAATGATCATCAGCTTCTGAAAATTTCTTTAAAGGAGGCATGTCATCCATTTCGTACATTTCATCAGAATACTTAGAATGTCTTCTTTTTGGCATTTCAGGTAAATCATCAAACTCCAATTCATATTCAACATCATCTTGTCTTCTTCTCATCGGTTTTCTGTCCATGGTTTCTAGTTCATCAAAATCAAAATCAAAGTCAGACTCGCTGATTCTTGTTTTTTTCATGTTCGTTCTTCTTTTATAGCCTTCTGATTGGATAATATAATCTTTGTCGGTTTCATTATCAGAAAGGTGGATATATGATCCTTCTTTTTTGACAATTATACCATCATTATCTCCCATTGCTTTGAAAACTTTCATAACGTTTTCAATAGGTTCTTTAGTCATATCCAATGGTGCCATTTCATTATCACCAACAGGTTGAGTTGTAACGTCAACATTAACCTCATCTCCCTCATCTCCAAGTTCGTCAGTTACATCTACGTCAGTTTCATCACCCATTGTTGGATCTATTTCGTCATTGTCATCTTCATTGTCGTCATCCTCTAAATCATTTTCAGGATCTTCTTCTTGTTCATACAAAGACTTTTTAGTTTTTCTTGAATCATTTAATGATTCTTTTACTAATTCGCTGATTTCTTGTTTCATAGTAGAAGCAAGTATTCCCTTTGCATTTTCACTGATAGCTTCTTCGACAGCTTTAATTTGTAGTAAAGCCTCTTCAACTACCGATTTGTTTTTTTCTATACTCATTTCTAAAAAGCAATGTGCTAATTGTTTATTTTTATAATAAATATAGCGACTTTTAAAAAAAGTTTTGTTTATTTACATATAAGACAAAAAAAAAGGAACCACAATGTGATTCCTTGATTAAAAAAATTAATTTTTATTAAAAGATTATTCTATAACCTCATCAATTTTACTTTCAACAATGGCGGTTATTCTCCAGTCCATAGTGTATGTCTCATATGCTTTAGTTACTTTTGCTTCGACATCTGTTGGAGAATATCCTCTAACTAATTTTTCTTCTTTTATTTTTTTTACTTTACCTGTGTTATCATCAACCATATCGGTTGTTACTCTTGCAACAAAATATTTTTCGTCCATAATTAAATTTTTTTATTTATCTAAATAATCGGATAATCTTTTCATTAAGTCAACAGATTTTGATAATGGATTTTCTACCGAAGGTATTTTTTCATTTTCTGTCAATTTTTCTTCATACTTTGGTCTATCTTCTTGATTTAAATAAAGATACGCTCCCGGAGTTGATGGTGAAGATACTAAGTCAAAACAAATTAATTCAAAGTCTTCCTGTACTTCATTTTGTTCCCCCTTTTTAACTAATGAACCAACACCTCTTGATGAAACACCCATAGTTACTCCTTGTCTCATCATGTTAGCAGCAACATCCCCCTTAGAAGAAACAATACCTCTTTCATGAAAACCTGGTGTGGTTAATAATTTAATCTTACCCATTAATACATTATCTTCCCACCACACATCAGTAATTAAATGAGCAACCCTATCTAAATCTATTAGTGATGATTCAGGGTGATTAAGTTCAGATATAGACATACCCTTATTAATCATTTCTTTATATTTTTCAGCCTCTCTTTTTAATATTTTTTCAGGATAAATTCTACCATTTCTGTTTGGTACTCCGTATTTTTGTAATGTTGCGTAAAATACAAAAGGTTTTGAATGATCTAATTGTCCATATGATTCTTTAATCATTTGGCTATTTCTATATTCGTTTGGGTTAATAATCCCAGCGTCCCACTCAACTAATATGCCTTTACCCGTATCTTTAGGTCCTAAAATTTTCATAATGTTTTTTAAAATAAATATTATGAACTTATTAATTCTTCTGTTTTAGTTTTATTTAATATAAAATACTTACAATTTTTTAAGTCGTCTTTATACACCGCAGATAATATATTCTTTATTTTATTTCTTAATATTAAAGATTTAAAGTCAGTATTATTTGTGTGTAAAAACAACGTTATTTCTAAATTTAAAAAACTTTTTTTATTTTTTTGAATTCCACTTGTTCTTAAATCTAAATCTACTATTTGTTTTTTTTCAAAAGTAGTATAATCTACAACCTCTAATAAAGTGTGCATGATTTTTCTTTTTATTTCTCCTGTTATTTTAACCCAATTTTCGTATTCATCTTTTGGTTCAACCCAAGTTTGTAATACTAAATAAATTGATTTTAAATTTTTTGAGTCAACGGTTCCGTAATAAGCCTTTGCATCATCAAAAATATTTAATTTTGATGTTTTTCCTTTTTTCATTTTTCATGTCTTAACCTTTTATTTTTTATAAAAGTAATAAAATTAAATACATTTGTCAAAAATGAAAAAAATGACTATATTTATATTAATAACCAAAAAAAATCTATGCTAATAATACCCGTAAAAAATGAAAAGTCTTTAGAGCAAGCACTTAAACAATACAAGTTTAAAGTGTATAAAACAAAACAGATTCAAAAATTACAAGAAAGACAAGAATTTATTAAACCTTCAGTTAAAAAAAGAACTAAATTACAAAAGGCTAAATATAATCAAAAGAATCACTCTACTGATTGATTATCTTCATTTTTAGGTTGATTTTTTTTACCAAAAATTTTCTCAGTAGAGGTTAAACCTAAACAACCAAAAGCCAACATAGCAACGGCATTAACTAACGTATCTGAAGGTTTAATATCTCCGTGAGAATAACTATTAACGTATAGTGTGATACAAAGTGATACCCCACATAGTATACCAATAAATCTTTTAGATGATGAGTTACCATTTGAATCTTTAAATAACCCCCCAATTCCTGACATTAATTTTTTCATAGCTCAAAACTTAATTTTTTTAGTTTATAATATTCATAATGATTACATTGTGATTTTTTAATTTTTTCTATAGTTTGATTTAAAGTATTACTTAAACTATTTTCTGTGGACTCATTTAGTGATGTTTTTAAATTATTAATTACAGAATTTTGTAACTTTGTAAATTCATTTTTTAGTTCTTGTCCATTAAGTTTAAGAATATCACCTAATTCCTTTTTTTCGTTTTCATTTAAATAATTTAGTTCTTTTTTTAAACTTTCATTTGCTATTTTTACCATTGAAGATATAGGTAACATAGCACT